TTGGCATCCCGTAGAATACAAGTGCCATTAGAACGTCCTCAAAGAAGATCTCAGCGGTCTGAGGTCTAGCAATATATTCTAAGAAGAATGTATTTGCTGGTGCATCTTCCATACTGAACTTAGTTAACCCGTGTAAAGCTCCTTTAGAACCTTTCTCGTCAACAGTTCCACTAATGTCATAGCTATCACAACCGAAGGCTCCCATGTGTTCGTTACCTGGCCACTTAACGCCATTTTTTATTATGACATTATTCTGCATTCCCTGCCCAGGAACCCAGCTAACTTTAAATCTACCCTTTGGGTCTGGGTTGAATGTAACTCTAGTATCCTTAATTCCATTTTCCCACTGAAAATTACCAGTGGTTAAAACAGAAGCGCTTTTGTTACCCTCATTGTAATCTATCTGCTCATAAATCTTAACTAGATTAAATAAGCTGTTTTTTGTTTCATCTCTAAAAGCGTGTTCCTCCGTTCTAGGGAATTGTCTATAGAACTCGTTAAGACCATCTTGGTCCTCTCTAAGTCCCTCCACTTCATTCTCCCAATAATCTACAACCCCAGTTTCTATTAATTCACCAGTTGGTCCGAAGACATCATTGCGTGGATTGTCAAAGACTGGAACTCCGAACTCATCAATAAATCCTTCATAGTTCCACTCCATTGGCACAAACAAAGAATATAAACCAGATTTTGTCTGTCCATTTTTGTTTCTTTTATTTACCTGTGAATCTTCGTATAGCTTCTTAAAGTTCTGACCACCCTTATCTAGTGCGTTACTAGTTGAGCCCATCATACACTTACCGATTACTCGACCACCCAATCTAAGACAAGTCTTTGTAACTCGCCAGTTGTTCAGGATATTGTCAGGTCTCTCCCATTTACCACTTTCATCGTGGACTAATAAGGAGAGCTTTTCACCATCGTAGCTATTGTCCCCTGTATTCTTCCAGTCAATAGTAGTGTCAAGACCCTCCATGTCATCAGCCTCTTCGGTTTCCTTCATCTTCCTTCTAGTGAATTTCTTAGCCGGAATACGGTAAGCTAGTTCACTTTTAGGTCTATCCATACCATCTTGAATGGGCTTAAAGAAGAATGGGTAATTAATACTTATAGGTACTATTTTATCCGTAAACATCTTCTTAGCATCTCCACCACTTTTGGATAAGACTCCAAATCTACTATCACTTGCTAATGTAGCTAAATTAACGGTTTCAGCTGAACTCATGAAAGAAAAACCTGAACGTCTATTCTTTAAATAACACATACCGTAGCAACGCTTATCAGCTTTACATGCCTCCCAAAATAAGAAGAACAATCTGTTAGCCTCACGAAAGTCAGGCGCACCCACGTCAATCTTACTCCACTGTAGGTACATGTAATAACTGCCTGTTAGGTAGATAGGTACACCGTTGTTCATGAACCAAAAACCTTCTTCCCTTCTCTTAAACTCTTCGTCTATGTATTTGTAATGTATTTCCTTAAATTCAGCCGGTTGGTTATCCCAGTCAAATCTAGTTTTTATATTCTTAAAGGCAGGGTTCAAAGCGAACTGCTTCCACTTCTGCTTATTAGGATCTTTATCGCAAGAGAATACATCTTTAGGTACTTTAGGCAGAGCTACCTTCAACCCTTGGATCTCAAGCACTTCACCCACTTGACCACTCTTAGATACAACTACGACATCGTTTTCTTTGTTGTGGCCGTAATCCCACTTCTTGCTCTTATTCAACCTATCTATGGTTGTAAGTCTAATGGGTTCTATTACTTTATATAGTGACTGTTCGTACATTACTTCTTCCTCCCTTCGGCGAACCCTTGAAACTTAGGTTTACTCGCTTCGTTTTTAGATTTATCTAGATCATCTAAGATCCTCTGCTCCTCCTCTATCCTGTTAAGTATTTCAAATGCATCAAATATAGCCAGCTTCTTGGTTGCCGCAGCATTTTTCAGCTTATCAGCAGTCAGATCGTCATCCGAGTCAACTATAGGTTCTTTAGCTACCTTTATCAATTCATCAACTGCTATGTGCCCAGCTTGGATTATACTCTTCTTCGTTTCCTTTATAGTCATACTTGGTGTTTATATATCTAGTCATAACCCTATACATTCTCTTACCCCCAACAACGAATTCAAACTCGTCACCTGGTGAGAAACCAACTAAATCCCCCACATCATAAGTGCCATCAGTGTATTTAACTATACCCACCAACGGTCGTTCGGTATCAACCCCTAGATAATCTGTGGATTTTAATGGCTGTATAAAACAAAAACCATTCATACTAGCCCACTCGTTAGAACCGTCAGGTTTGTGTAGGAATATTTGATCAGTTGCTATCAAATATCTACCCTCGCTTAAGAATGATCTACTATTCTTCTCCACACCCTTCATGTTATGCCAACGCCTAAACACATTATGGTGTATCAGTAGTTTGTCTCCGTTCCTTATATTAGTAGCATTAGTCTTTGGTACCTCAACAACTATAGCCTCCCTATTAATATACTGATGGTTAGATACTTCTGTATTTAGTATTAAACTCTTATTCCCAACAGGGGTGGAATTACTATACCTGTCTCCATCAGGTTTGACTAGGAAGTCAAATAAACCTATCATTTGTAATTGAGGTTATATTCAACGGATATAGCCATATTCTTATTGAAATCTTTCCACGGTATGTGGATATCACCTTTGCTTATATATATAGAGTACTTAGTTTCGTTTTCTATAATGTCAGTAATAGTATGACCGCCATAAACCTCTTGCCCCACGGCATAGTGCATTGCATCGTTCTTGTAATCCTTACCTATAGTTATCTTCCTAATTATGTGATTCTCCATCAGCGGGGTAGTTAATAGTACCGTCCTTTAAGTCTACGTCAAAAGTACCATACTCAGTTTTTAATTCTCGTTGCTTTTCAGATATCATCTCCTGCATGTCAGTAAATTGATGTAGCAGTGAATGTTTAGATGCTTCTATGTTACCTATCTTGAATTGCACCGCGTTGATATTGTTAACTAATTCTTGTAGGTTCTCTAAATGTTCAGCCGTTATTTTAGCTGGTTTTGGGTTTAAATCCATAATCTTATTTTTCTTAGCCATTGTATTATATTTAATTGTTATTTACTTTTCTTTGCTTTCTCTAATGATCTACCACCAAAGTAAGCACCTATTACTGTTATTAAAACCAACTGAAGTAGATCTGTCCATTTTGCTTCTACCACAAATGCTATAACCCCAGCATCAATGAATATCATCAATACAGTGGATACTACTAGAAATATTAAAACCATTGGTCTGGTATTCTTAGACAACCAAGAATCAGAAGCCATATCAGCTTTCCACCTATCAGTGACCTGCTTTTCCATTTCTATTTCATAGCTAGCTACTAGCTCTTTTATCTTCAATCTAGCGGCTAACTTCTCATCTTTAGAAGTATGTAAGTTATCTACTATACTTCCAACACTATTAACTAATGCTGTTGCTCCTGATGATAATATCTTGTTCAGTACACTCATCTGTCTTTATCTTTTATCATGTCATCTATTGCTTTATTCATAACCTTATCCGTATAGGACTTGTTATCGTAGTATACGCAGTTGATAGTAGTTGGCACATCTTCTTCTCCTAGTAGGATTCTATAGATCCTGCTTATTAAGTGGTTGCACTTGAATGATGTTTTGTAGACCGTATACTTTATTGTAGTACGGTTCCTCTCTCTCCAAACTTCTATCCAACCTTCCTTGCGTAGTCTTTCCCACCTGTGTTTATCCCAAGTGTAAGCATACACCCCGTTCTTAAAGTCATCTCTATTGAATCTGTTTAAACAATTCAAGTAGATGAGTAATTCCAGGTCTGCTTCTTTTATTTTATTTTGTTTGCACGCCCATTTTCGGACCAATCTATAATACTTTAGAAAATGAGCATCTTTTAAGTCCTGCGCGGTTAGTCTCATTCGACTAGTACTATATCCCTTACTTTAATACATCGGTACATCTTATCATCATATGATATATCATGACCTGCATGCTTATCATAGAACACTGTGTCTCCTTCGTTTATAATAGTCACTAAATCCCCTTTGGAGATTATAGTAGCTTTCTTATATCTATTATCAGAATCTGTCTTATCTGTAAGTAGTAATCCACTGACCTTCTTAGGTCCATCGTTTACCTTCTCTACTATAACATAGTCGTTAACGGCTCTCATCTGTTCTCATATTTGAAATTACACAATCAGCGGACATTATAGTAAGCGCTACACTCACAGCATTTTTCAGCGCCGATTTTGTAACCAAAACCGGATCTATTATACCAGCGTTAACCATATCAACCGTATCCCCAGTTACAACATCAATCCCCATCCCCACTGGGAGCTCAACGGAAGCTACGATGCCTGCATTATTTAGGATTGTTTGGTAAGGAGATCGGATTGCTTCTAGTAAAGCCGTATACCCCACGTTAGTGGGAGAGATTTTTTTGGATGCGTCAAGTAATGCGATTCCACCACCAGCAACAATCCCTTCTTTGAGGGCAGCTTTGGTTGCATATATAGCATCTTCAACTCGATCCTTCTTCTCTTTCATTTCAACCTTAGAATCTGCACCTACTTTAATTACTCCTACACTACCTGATAATGTAGCTAGCCTTTGTTCTAGTTTCTTTTTAATATAACCATTACTCTCTTTAGAAATATTTTTTTGGAGGTCTGTAACTCTTTCGTCGATGTCTGGATTAAGTTCCTCTAAAGTTAAAGTGGTTGTCTTGTCATCTGTGACAGCGAAATCTGCTTCACCTAAGTGCTCAACTGTGATCAGGTCAAGGTCATCTCCTAGTTCTTCGTTAACAACTGTACTACCAGTTAGTATAGCAAGATCTTCCATAGCATCTGCTTTGGTTGGACCAAATCCAGGTGTATCAATTATATTAACCTTAATATTACCCTTAACTTTATTCATTAATAAAGCTGACTTAACTTGCTGCGATACAGGAGCGACGATCAATAAAGATCTATTACCCTTAATAGCGTACTCCAGTATACCTTGAATCTTCCGAACATTGGGTATCTCAGATGAAACCGTCAATACTAGTGGGTTGTCTAGCTCAGCGACTTGCTTTTCTACGTTAGTAATGAAGTGTGGTGACGTTAAACCGCAGTCAATCTGAACCCCGTCTACGATGTCTACGTATGTATCCTCTGTTTCACTCTCCTCCATTAGCACTACGCCGTGTTTGCCCACTCTTTCGTAAGCTTCAGAGATGATAGCACCTAAGTCTTTATCGTTGTTACAGGAGATAGTAGAGACAGCTTTAAGCATCTCGCCATCTACCTCGACAGCTGAATCTTCTAAGTGTTTAATAACATCAGCTAAACAAGCTGTTACTCCTTCTTTTACTTCTCGGATTTTCGCACCTGCAGCGACGGCAGTGCGTATAGAATCAATAAGGGCTTCCACTAAAACAGTGGCAGTGGTTGTACCATCTCCGGCTTCTCTTACTGTGTTTCGAGCTGCTTCCTTAACTAAGGTTGCTCCCATGTTTTCGACCGCATCAAATAAGACTACGCTTTCTGCAACGGTTACTCCGTCTTTTGTTATGATCGGTCTGCCGCGTCCGTCCTCATATATTACGCACTTACCTGAAGCGCCTAGAGTGGATTTTACGGCTTTTGCTAGTTTATTAACCCCAGCTATAATTTTTGATTCAGCATCTAAACCGAAGTCAAGCTGCTTAACCAATTCGTTTGGTATATTGTATTCCATGAAATAAATTTAATTAAATTAAAATGTCTTTATTACTTTCGGTCCATCAAGGAATTCCAGTCTTTTCTTATAGTGTTCGATACTGCCATTGATAGCTTCTTCAGCTCCAGAGATAGTAGTTCTACGCGTAATCGCTTTCCAACCCTCTTCTCCTCTGATTTCTGTTTGATAGTATCCATTCTGTAGTTGTGTAATTCTCCAGTTCTCTTTAATAGTAAAGTGTTCACACTCTACGGTTGTTGGTTTTTCCATGGTATTGGTTTGTTAGTATTTACGCCCGAATTTCATCTTCAGCCTATCAAGTATTGAGTGATCCTCTCTGAATGCTTTCTTAGCGGACTTATCGTGAGCTCTAGATTCTTTCTTATCAGCTCTCTTCTTTTTTCTGTCTTCCTTGTTTTCCATGCTATTTCGTAACTGTTTGTTTCTTACCCTTAGAGTCTGTATAAGTATATGTCTCCCCGGTTTTAGCCTTGGATTTGTTATGTCTGTTCGTTATAGCTCTCTTATTACCCTTAGCTATTTGATCCGGAGTTCTACTATCAGTAGGACCCTTTGCTGGGGTTTTAGGTTGAGGCTTACTATAGTCTGGTCCTGGCTTCTTAACGGCGTATTTGCCAGTTTTGTTCTTCTGAGCTAGTAAGTCTTTTTGATATAAAGATAAAGGCTTTTTCTTAGGCTCAGTATTAGTACGTGGCTTTAACTTAGAATCCTTTAGCTCAGCTGTTTGAAGTTTCTGCGGCTTCTTCTTCTCTAGAGATATAACCTTTTGAGGTTCTCTTTTAGTAGCAGGTTTCTTAGTTGTAGATGGCTTGTAGCTATCATTACCTTTTTTATCAGGCCCAGACCCATTGCGTTTAGCAGCCGGTTTAGCAGCCGGTTTAGCAGCCGGT